TGCTTATGCCATCTAAGATTTTTGAATAAAAAGAAATTAAGGCGTCTTTCTCTTCATGAATTCGACTGTATTCTGGCTCTTCTTCTAAAGCTCTACAACGCTGAACAGCTTCAAGGCACACTGCCCAATCGAAAATTCTAATCAATGATTTCTTATCAACGCCGTTCTTCCTGAGTGACTTCAAAACTTCCTCAAGATAGTATTTCCTTGCGTCTTCCTGTGAAATGTCAGAGGAGCAGCACACTCTCAATTTTTCTCGTTCAGCCTCAATTGCTGACTCAAAAATATTCACAATTCTATTTGCTATTTCTCTCATTTTACTCTCCTTGAGTTAGTAAGGATACTCTAAGGATGCTTCTACTACAAATGAAATTTGAGAAGCTTGAAGAACCAAGTTGCCTATTTCCTCATAAGCAACTTCTATGGAAATAATGTCAGCACTTTCTGTTTCTTGTGGGAGTCTACCCTGAACTTTCATCAAGGCTTGTTCTATTGTAGGAAGGTCTGTAAATAACGTCTCTTCCTTGTATTTTTCTACTAACGTAATGAGATAGTATATATTAGCAAGCTGAAGTGCCCGTCCTATTGTGGAAGAGCTTTTGTCTATCCTATCGAGAATTACTGATACAAAAGGCACTCTACCTGTATCGGATGGTCTGAGAAAATGCTGAACAAACACGGGAATATTTTTATTTGCAGTATTCAGTTCTTCCCTTATACAATCCACTATCACATCAAGATACTTCTTTCCACCTTCTATGAACATTATCTATTCACCTTCTTGAATGCAAAATCTCTATCTTTAGTAGCCTGCTTAATCCCGTCAGTGATAAGCTGATTGGCTACTTGTTTATATTGAGAGGCAACTCCACTTATCTCACCTGAAGGAGACAACATCTCCGCCCTGCTACGATAAAGGTAAGCTGCAAAGAATTCACATGCTGAGTTCTTTATATCATCGCTGAGAGTGACACTCTCTTTCGTGCTTAACCAAACGTTAGCTTGATTAAGAAGGTACTCGAGTGTGGCGTCGTAAGTAACGTCATTTTCTGGAATTTCCAAAAGACGTTTCAGATTTCTAATATTTCCATACATCACAATTCACCCATCCACACTCTGACAGCTTCTTTAAATATAGTGCGTATTCTTGGTTCGACTTCAGTGACCGTCTTCTGAAGATACTCTGTATGTCCTCTCATGCTGCCTAATCGAGACCATTTACGTAAAGGAGCTTCTGATTTTGTCATCCAACGTTTCACTATCGTGAGAGCCTTCTTGTGTTTGGGAAATATAAGAGAACCACCTCGTCTGCCGTATGTATAGTAATAGGCATGTGGACAGATTTTTGTGTCTATGTAAACGCTTCCACCAAAAACTCCCGGTTCTTGGTATCTCTTAGCGAAAATTGCATTCTTCATTCGAGGTTCGCCAGGATGAGTTTCTCTGGCAGGTCTTCTACCAACAGGACAATTATGACGGAGCGTCCTTAGCATTATAGAAAGAGATTTCTCACTTGCAGTATGCAAATGAGCAATTAATTTCTTATCCTGTGTTAATATCTTCAGCTTATCCGTTTTGAAAGAAATGGTGGGATTAATCATGGTTTGTAATCCAATCTACCTCCTACAAATATTCGCCTTGGATGATAACCATCAGGAAACGAAAGACCTGCCCACTTGTATTCCCAGTCTGACACGTTATCCTTATCTATCGAACCCTTGTTTATTATCTCGAAGTATTTTTTATGCCAATGTTTCTTACTCCACATAACAATTAATGTCCTATCGAGTATAGAAATGTACCAACGCCAAAGAAAGTCGGGAAGATTTTCATGAGAATCTCCCATAAATCTGCGTGAGTCTTTATCTCCATTATGACAGCAGCCCATACACCTATGACCCCAATTATTATCAGTGACAATCCTAACATTTGGCGACTTCTCCCTGAATGATAGTAAAAGTCGGAAGCAGCGAATAAAAGAGGGAATAGAAATATAAATGCGTTTATAACAGGCTTGCTATGTCACCGAATTCAATTGCGTTAGCAAAGAACGTCTGAGCACAAATCCTCATGGTTATCTTGACGTTTCTCAGATCGTTGAGTGGGTCTTCAAATCGCTCCACTGCTATATCACTTCTCATGCCGATGCCACCAGCCATCCTCCTATCGAGGATGCAGATGTGTGGGTTAGTGTCGGCACCACCCCAAGTTAGGGAATCGCCAGCAACAGTCTTTGACAACACATACGGCTTCAGACCAACTATCGGTCTGCCTATCTCCTTTGTTCTGAACACCTCTGGAACTCCAGTCTTACCGTAGCCCGATTCACCAGTCGTGTTTGCTACCTTTGTTTCACCCACCAAATACTTGAGTATCTCGGCTTCAGCATCTGGAGTCATCACAATGGTATCAGGCTCGAACTTGTTCTTTCGCATCTTCTTTATCATTGCTACTATTCTGTCTATTATCGAAACGTTGTCTGTACTCTCAACGCTACTCTTTGCGTCCAGTAATGCCTTCATTGCTACGTCGTTTAGTCGGTTCTCCGCCCGACGACCTTCGTTGTGAACCAGCAACTCTATCACATCGAACTCTTCCTCCTCTATGAGTTCCTCTGGAATGCCTACTTTCTCACCATACTTCTGAGCTACAAATGTAACATCACTCTTGAACTTAACATCTGGACCCTCAGGGAGAGACGAACCTGGTGCTACAAGTGGGAGCATGCCAGTCGGAGCATCTGTGAGAACAAACCTTAGCTCATTCCTCTTCATCTTGTATATCGGGAGAACATCCCTCATACACAGAACTTCCTCGGCACCTCGGAGTACCTCCTTGTACAGCTCCTCTCGCACCAAATGCTCAGCAGTCACATTGTAAGCCTGCATAAGCTCGTGAGTACCCTTTGAGAGTCTCTTCATCCAGTAACTTCGCTGATTCGCATCATCACCAGCCTTAATAACCCGGAGTAAATTTGCAAAATCACCCATTTTCTTTTACCTTCTTTTAATTTAATATAGAGGTATTTACTTTGTGAGGAGTAACCTCACTCTTCCAGTCGAACTTGCGGATATGTCCTCTAAAGCCTGACCTAATGCCCACGTATTGTCACTGGCGTTGAATGGTTCAATCTGACCTGGGCTACTCTCGTTGAGCTGCACCAACTGACCAGCATTGACATTGCTCTTAGCTCTTACCCTCACTATCGAGGGTGGGATAGCTACCGGTACAGGATCATCTTTCTCCACCGAATCTACTGCTACTCCAACAGGAATTGTGTCATAACCGTCCTGAAGTGCAGGAGCGACAGTCATGTCGTCAGGAGTGGCACTTACATCGTAGCCTACTACCTGCCCTGCTTCAATATCATCGCCAGCCAGAAACGTCACTATGACTGGCGCACCAGCAATTACATCCTCAACTTCAGCCATTTTAACCTACCTCACTCAAACTTTAAATAGAAATGTTACCAGATGCACATATATGCGTTGTATGCAAATTTAGGTAAGTCCACGAAATAATTTATCGAGCTCATCAGAAAATTGCATTGAAACGCAAATATGTGCACGTGATGCGAAATTTGAGTTATATGTTAGAGGTATTTAAGGTCGAGATATTGTATCACCGTCTATTAGGACTTCTGGGACGTAATCGGGTTTAGTCTCTGTCTTTGTCTCAGGAGCTGGCTGTGCACTTACCTCTTCCAGCTTCTTCTGGAGTTCTGCCACTGTCTTCTTGAGTTCCTCTATCTGGGACTTCTGCTCTTCAATTACGTCATCCTTCGTATCTTTCTTTGTATCGTTTGTCTGTGCGTTTTTCTGTTCAGTTGTCTCAGTCTTCACGCTTTCACTCTTTGTATTATCCATCTGCATTGGCATCTGAGGAACTACAACAAATGCAGGATACATCGGCACAAAGTCACCCTCGTCTAAGCTCTTCTTTGAAGCTGGAGCAGGATACTTGGCGTAGGGATACTTGGCGTATGGATACTTTGCGTAAGGGTACTTCGGGAGTGGGTACTTCCCACTCAAGACGCCCTTCCAAAATGTTTTCAGTTCATCTCTGACAATCTTAATTACGTCTGCCTTCGTGAGAGCCTTTTCATCTTCACCCTCAGTTGGTTCCTCGTCTGACTTTGTTTCCTCATCCTCTGCATCCTCTTTCATTGACTCTTCTAACTCCTTAAAGAAATCCTCAAACTCCTCTTCTTGGGTTGCCATTTTCATTCCTCTATATTCGATAATATAATTAACGACTCAAGTCTATCCTTATAGCACTAACATAATATTCACGCTCGCCATCATCGCTTGTCATCTTCTCATCGTAAAGGACTACATTCTGAATCTCAAATCGACTCAGCCTCTGAGCCATAAGAGCTACATCCACTGCCTTCTTGACGTTCTTACCTCTTGCAAGAATGCTTACACTCTGAGAATCTGAGAGTGCTCTTAAATAATTGTCGTATGGTTTATCTCCTATATAAAGCTCTTGCATCTCGCTCACCTTAATCCTTAAAGTTATAGTTAGCATGCAGGTTTAAATATACACAAAGGATTAGCCGGATTTCTTGTGAAACTTAACTCGAGGAATCTTGCTCTGGTAATCTTACGCCAACATCTGTTCTTATCACAGACTTTCTCTGTACAATTTTCTACTCCACCCGGATACTCGATATGAATCGAAAAGCTTTTGATGCGTTCTTCTTCATCATCAGAATGTATAGCTTCCCATATTCTACGTGCAGCCTCTATGTCTTTACGGAGCTTCACTATCACGAAGAAGCCTTTTTCATCTACGTGGGTCTTCATCCCATTCCACTCAGGAAGAATCTCACCCACTTGCACTCCGCCATGCTCGTTCATGACATTCCAGTACTTCTTTGGAGTCTTCTGCATCTCTTCCCACATGCCTTTGAGAGCATCAATAGTTATCTCATCACCTTCAAGATCAATTGCGTCTATCGAGCCATAGCCATAAACTATCCATTCGCCATTAGAAGACACGGACTTCATGGCTTCCATTTCGTGTATGCTACGGTCTTCAGAAGGAACAATCGCTAAGTGGTACAAAAGAACGTGGTCTGTAAAAGGACCATAATTGTTGAAGGTCACGTGTAAATGCTTGGGCGTCATGTCATAAGGAATGTTAAAGTAATCTCCAAACGCTCGATAAAGACGGAATAGAAGAGCTTCACGTTGAGGCTCTGATAAATCATCCCCACGTATCACTAAGTCCACATCATTACCTTTGCCGTGAACCGCTACTCCGCCAACCAAATACACAAGGTCTCGGAGAAGAGCAGGTTGCCTAAAACATCTTTGAACGTCCTCAAGAGTAAACTTTGCAGTCTTGAGTCCTCCATGAGAAGGCACTGGGAGGTAAGCCTTCTCCATACTTTTCTTTGTTAGGTTTTTTATTTCTTCTTTATCTAACATACTCAACGGGTTTGAAAGACGTCATCAGGTAAAGCCTGATTCGTCTCCAATTTCCATCTTATATATCTATTCTTATCGAGGTTTCGTCTCACTTGCCAAGGAGCATCATAAAACAAAGAAGTGTAATCATCACTATATCTTTGAGGAGCTATGCCTTTTAAGTTCCACTTCTTGAGGAAATATTCAGCAGACCTATCGCACTCATCTCCTGCTCGATACTCTCGAATGTACTCTTTGTTTCCACCCGGATCGTGTATAGAGTACATAGATGTACATATTCCAAACTTCCAATCTGTTTCTTTCTTGCATGTCAAATAGAAGTCCTCATGCTCTCGACTTATTACGTAATGCTCATCCCATTGCACGTCATCAAAAAGCTTTCGCCTAAAGACCACTTGATTAGGAATAAAGTCAAAAGGAAACATGTAAGCATTACCATTGATAATTGCACGTTGTTTATCACTTCGCCATGTCTTAAAGAGGATTCTGTTAACTATCTCAAAGTCCCAAGCATCCATTTGTGGAAGAGGATTATAAGCGGGAAGCCATCCCATAGCCACTCCGCCTATGTCTTCAGGAAGCTGTGACATTCCATGCACCATCTCTAAGACTTGAAGCGGAACGTAATTATCGTCATCAATCATAAGAATGTAATCAGTATTTACTTTTTCTATCATTCTATTTCTTGCGGCTGCAAGTCCTACATTAAAAGGAAGCTCTAAGAAACGAATAGTCACGCCTCTTTGATGTTTGCCCACTATTCTTCTGTGCCTTTCGAGGTAATCTTCAGGACCATCGAAAGAAACTATAATTTTCTTGAGCCCAGCAGATACTAAACTTCTCAAGCACAACTCAAATTTTTCGGGACGCATAAAGGTTTTCACAACTGCTGTTACGTTCTCCATGTTACTCACCCACCCGGTGACATACAACGTTTGCATATAAAGTCTTTAGGAGAAGGTTTTCTACCTGATGCCATATCAACAAAAGTACGTCGTTTTTCACCTTCCCATATTTCTTTGAGAGTTTGAGTTTTGAGATTTCCAAAGACTGTTTCTCTGTTCCAATCCATGCAACAGGCTATCACGTCTAAATTGTAAAGAATATGAATGCCACTTCTAAAACGCCAACACTCAAAGGGATACTCAGGACCTATTTCTCGGTAATACTCTGTTCCATCCCAATTGCACAGCCTAACGTTTCCAGCTCTGTTGTGAAAAGTGTAGTATCGAAGATGAATGTTGTCCATTGGAAGGTTATAAGTTTGAAATATAGAGTTTAGGAATTGCTTCCAAGCACTCTGAGAATAAAAGAACATAGAACCATCACGAGACGCTCCTCCTGCTGAATTAATGACAGTTCTAAGCTGATCATTGTTTATCTTGAGATAAGTTACGATGTTCTTGAGGACCCTTTCAAATTTACCGGGCAAATTGTTAAGAAACTCCCATGTCTGCTTACTTGCTCCGTGAAAAGAAATCCAGAGTTCAAATGAATCCTCGCCATTATAATGAGTCACAGTTTCTACTATTTTCTTGGATAGTTTTTCAGTAAGGAGCAAACCATTGGTGGACAACTCCAATTTGCATTTAGGGAAATACTGATAAGCTAACTCCATTCGTTCAATTATTTTCTTGTCTGCAAACGGGTCGTTCATCAAATAAAGTGGAAGCTTTTCTTTGTAATCACCAAGATAGGACTTAATCTCTTCCAAGACGTGAATGTAATCCTCATCGCTCATATAACCATGAGCCTTTCGTAACCAACTGTCTTTGTAAGGACAAATGATGCACCTTCCTGGACAAACACTCGTGGTTTGTATCTGAATCATGCTTATCTTACTATCCATTTCTCTTTCTCCTGTAGTTTCTGCTCCCGTCTGTCCTTGAGTTTATAAGGATTATAAGCCCAAACTTTGCCACCCTCTATTTCTGTCTTTGTTACCTCATAAATTATGTGAGGCATTGAAATTGTTTCCCAAGCTGGTTTGTGAGCATGACCATATCCCATAAGAAGCTTATCGAGCATTGCAACATAACCAGCTTTTAGTGCTCTATGAAGGAAGTCTCTGTCTTCAAAACCCCAGCCAGAATCGTATCTTTCATCATAGCCATTAAGGTCAAGGTATAACTGAAGAGGTGCTACTCCAAAGGAGAATGTGAACGCTGGGTTCTCAATGTTTACATATCTAAATTCTCCACCTATTCCTCTTTGGGACATGTAGTCAATGAACTTTTCTTCCTTGTTATACTCTTGTGCTTTCTGTCCTATTATTAGAGTCTTCTCTGGGTAGCTCTTAACGTCCATCTCAGCAACGTCAAAGAAGTCCTCCTTGAATTCTATGTAGTCGTCTGCACGTACAATATATTCATGCTCAGCAAGACATAGTGCTGTATTGAGGGACTGAGAAAAGTCTCTATGCCACCTAAAGGGCGAACGCTCAGGTGGAGCGTAGACTATTTGTCTATATCCCTCTTGGCGAGAGAGAAAGTCTTTTGTTTTTTCATTATAATGAGAGTCAACTACTATGAGCTCACTCTCAGGATGTGTAGAGACAAATAAATATTTTAAGAGTTCAGGTCCACGGTTTGTCGCAACTATTATTGAAAATTGCATATTGCACCACCTAAAAGAAGGAATAATAGAAATATTAGCCTAAGAAGAACTTATAGCCCACGGTAAGAATTATAGCCCATCTAAGTAAAGTGCCTAAGACGTAACCACCGTAGCAGTAATGGGGTTCTTCCTTAACGTCAGGATTGTTTAGGATATTTGAATCTATACCACGCCATTCTGTGAGTCCTGCATATATCCCAATGACAAACGAATGAAGTTCTGCGTAGGTAGATAGAAACTCTCTGACATTAACCATGTCCAACCTCCTCAACCACTAAGGTTAGATCTTCTTCTAACACAGCTCCTTTGTTTGTTTCCACTCGCACAGTCAAGTTGTAAGAGCTTCCAGACGTTCCGTCTTTAAACCAAAATTTCACTGAAGTCTCATCGTAATCAGGATCTTCTATTATGTCACTCGTTACATCATCGCCGTTTGAATTATAACATCTACACTTCTGTATCCCCGTAATAAATTCTTTTGAAGCCAACCGAGGGGAGAAGTCGATTTGCAAGTACTCCTTCTCGTTTGGTTGTTTGTAACAACGATCTGGAATTAGCACCATTTCGCTTATGCGTCCTGACAACCAACTGTATACTTAACCTTCACCGTGTCACCATTTGTTACGCTTCTGTCACCTTCATCGAAAGTAGCTGCACATAGCAATGTACCAGACGTTCCACCCTTCGTGTTATCTGTCGTTAGGAATGCACCCTTTAGAGTCGCACTTGCAGTTATGCTAAAGGTAGCTTTGTTATCATCATTATCAAGCTGTCGAGTTGTTGTACCACTTATGTCACCATCTATAAACTCTTGTCGAGTTGACTCAGAGTAACTCTCATTTTCATGCCACGTCGTTCCATTGTTAGACATTGTCCAGTCATCCGAAGGTGTATCCTGCTCGAAAAGACCAACGTAGAGAGGATCATTACGTGTGCCATTCTTAAATATCACATTTAGAATGTAATCTCTTCCTTCCTGAACCCACATGTTGTGAGCGTCATCTTTCCACTTCAACTCACCATCCTTATCGTAGCACTCGATCTCAAACACACCACCAATACCTATCTTTCCACTCATATCAGTCACCTATTTCATTTAAAAATAGAAATATTAAATGTTCTCTGCTTTAAAAACGAGGATTTTTTGTTGAGCCTTAAATATCTTAACAGGAGTAATGTGAACAATCTGTCTGCGTGTTGAAGACCGATCAGTACCCTTAAATTCGGACATAGCACGTAAAATAGCCTCGAGTTTAGTTGTAACAGAATCTAATCCGTGAAGAATATCTGAACTGTTCAAGTGTAAAGTGATGGAAGGAGTAGCCCTATCTTCAGATTTAATTACGTCAATAGACGAATTAAGGAACTCTAAGCGAACTCCATTGTAGTCAGAAGTAGCAAGCAAATCAGACGCTGAAGCTAATATTTCAGCAAACAGAGAGGCTGCACTACTATCACTAACCTTAAGTATTTCTAATGCACTAAGAAGAGCTTGTAAACTGAGAATTGCTGAATCAGAATTCTTAAAGACATCTGCACTATTTAAATGAAGCGTAATATTAATAGAAGAATTATCTTCTGTCCTGAAGATGTCTATCGAAGAAGAGGATATCTGAAGCGTAGCTGTATTCAAATCATACATATCAAGTACATCAGTGGCTGATCTTAAAATGAAACCTAATAGAGAAGAAGCACTTTGATCTGCGCTCTTAAAGACTGCTAAAGAGTCAAGGAGAATCTGAAGATTACCAGAAACAAAATCTGCTCCTTTGAGCATGTCATTTCCATCTAAGTGGAATGTAACATTAACTCCTCCACTATCTACATTCTTAACAATGTCTATACTTGAACAAGAAAACGTTAAGCGAACACTATTTAAATCTTGCGTGTTAAGAATGTCAGAAGCGGAAGCGATAATACCTGCAAGATAGGAGGAAGTGTCTTGGAAAGCGAGAATGTCAAGTAATGCTCGTTCAACTGAAAGTTGGGAAGTTTCACCATCTGCTCCTCCAATGTTATCTTTACTTTGGCATAACATCGAGAGAAATGACGAAATAGAATCTTGAGTCCCTAAGCTATCTAAACAACTAACCACATTTGGTAATGGATACGAAGCACTATCAATGGCGTGTAACACGTCCAGACAAGACGATGTGAACGAGAAGGAGAGAGTACAACTGTCACTGACATCTATCGAGTCAATTGCATTGAGTAAAAGAGTAGCTAAAAAGACATTCGAGTCTGTCAATCCTAATGAGTCTTGAGAACAAGAGATCGTTGAAAGAAGAGAATTGGAAAAGTCTGAAGAGCTCAATAATTCGGAACACACTGGAAAGACTTCTCTTTGGACAGCAGATAGTGAAGAATTTGCAAGTATGTCTCCACAAGTAAAAACGGGTCCTTCTTCAGCTTGAGCACTACTGAATGATGGCTCTGGGGAAACGTATTTCCGAACGAGAATCCAATCAACTTCTGTTCCTGAGGTAGTGCCTCTTGCAGCTATCCATAAATACTTCTCGTCGTTTGCAGCATATTGGTTATTAAACCATGAATCATCATCTATTACAGCTTCTGCTGTTGATGGTGTTCGTCTCATCTCCATTATGTGATAATTTGCATCCTTTGAAATATCAGAATATACGTGAGCAAAATTTGTTCCATCACCAACAGTCGAAAGGAAATGCTCATTATCTGATGCTCTTTTAATCATAGCCTGTTTTGCAGACGCATCTATATCATCTGTCGTCGAACTAAAGAAAATATATGAATAATCCTCCTTTAACGCAACACGAGCACGAGCTGCATATCCTCCAGACCAAGATAGTTCAGTACCCTTTCCACAAGTCTTTTCTGACAACCCTTCACCTTTTAACGTCAAAATACTATTTGCTACCGAAGCCGATGGAGACCGAGAAGTTCTTGTCCATTTGTCTGTATCTAATTTATTTACTACTTCTTTACCGTACGCCAAGCCAATTTTGGAGACAGAAGAGCTATCAAATGCTGAATAATATAACTTAATATCACCGGAGAAAGTTATAACATTTCCAACACCATCAGTAACCGGAGAAGAACGATAAATATGTTTGCTTTCCCAGCCAGAACCACGCTCTAAAACTTTGCCTTTACAGACCCAGTTGATTTTATCCGTCGAAGTTAGAAGACAAAGCTCATTATTCGTACTCGAAAGAATTTCTCTAACAACATACATGTAATAAGTGCCATTATAATAAGATATATCAAGATGACCACAGCCTGACTTGAACTCACTATCTTGTGGTAAATCAATGATAGGATTACCTGAATGCCGCTGGAAATTCTCTATGTCATTAGTATCGTTATTCCATGTAAAAGTTGCGTATCCTACTTTTCCCCTATTATTCCCTGCTGACGCTGTTTCTCCATAATAAAGATAAAACTTATTCTCAGTTGTATCAAAGAACAGAGTTGGTTGTGTTACTTTTGATTTTCCTTCCGCATCTCTTTCCCAAGATTGACCTCCATTATCATTACCATTCAATATAACCGGATTAGTATTTCCATTGACAGCAGTTCCATCATATTCAGTCCAGTTCTTTCCATCTGAAGAATAAGCAAAGGCGATACTTGCATCACCGGAAGTACCTGCTCCCCCCCAAACCATGAACCATTTTGAATATTGAGGAACATAAAGAAAATCCGGATCGTGTTGATGGTTATTTCGCCAGCTCTCTCCTCCATTAGGGATAACAGGGTTGCTTATTCCAGTATCAGTCCAAGTTATCCCATCATTACTTCTAACTATGGATGGATCCTCTGTACTTTCAGGCGGATAAGGCGTATAAACCATCCAATATTTATAGCCATCCATTCCATCAGGAAAATACAACACATCAGGATGGACTACGCCATCAGAACTATATTGTGGAATGGATAGGGGATTATTTTCGTATCTTTCAAAATCTTCAAATTTATTTCCTTGGATTGGATTGAAATCATCAAAAAACTCAAAAGTTGCCTCGCCATTACTCAAGGAATCAGCAAGCGAACTGCCGTAATAACAATAGATTTCTACATTGTCATCTAAATTATCCTCAACTTTTATCCATACGGTGACGGGATCTTGGGTTGGATCCTCAATCCAGTATTTGAGGAGAGTAAGACCATCGTCTTTTGTGAAACGTATGTCATTGGGGAAATCTGAGCAGTGACCATTAAGATGGAAATCTCCACCAGATGAAGAGCCAATCTTAAGCTTAATTTGATATCCCGTACTTGCTCCATTTGAACCATTAATGATTAGCCGTTTCCTATAGGAAAAACCCGAAAGCCAGGGAGCTATCTTTAAAAGAGAAGAGGAAGATGTGGAATCTAAAATGTCAGTACAACTTCCCACAATCGGTCCGCTTCTGGAAGAACTGTCTTGCAATCCAACTATGTCTGTACAAGCCTCCCAACCTCTCTCCTCGCTTTCAGCACTACTGAATGTCGGCTCAGGAGAAACATATTTGCGAATAAGTATTCTATCAATTTTTAATTCGTTAGCAAAAGAAAGCGTACCATATCTATTAATTAAAAGCCATAACTCAGATATACTACTTGTGGAGGAATATGGACCCAAGACAGACGAACCATCCCAAAATACTTCTGTGCTACTGGAAGTTTTCGTAATTTTGAATTGAGCAGTTCCAGAATGAGGCAAGGTACTCGCACCCGATCCATAGAGATTACTATCAATTTTTGCATATTTTTCTGCTCTGCTACCCGTCCAAAAATCAGCAATAAGCTCAGAAATTGGCTCATTCCAATTTGTTCCATCAGAAAGAGTTATTCCCCACTTAAATTCAGGGGAA